CTCAACCTCAAAGAAAAACTTTTCATCTTTCTTATTAGCTGAGACATCAAAATAGTAATCTTCTTTAGCTACTATATCACTAAAGTTTTGTGCAGTTAAGTAACCTACCATAGCTTTCTTAGCCCTAGCATCATTCTGCTTATAAGACTCACGATCAAATGTTCTATTGTTATGTGTCATATTTAAATCCTCTGTTACTTCTTTAAAATATTTTCCTACTTTAATAACTTCATCTGGTGTACCGTCAGACATTATACTATTCGCAACTCTAGATACCCAATGAACATTTCCTTTAACATATCCTTTACTTGGAACTAGCTTATCTAAAGTAGGAGACTCTTGAAGAGAACCTGTATGATCTCCTCTTTTAAAAACAAATCCTAATGCAGGACACTTACCATCTTTAGGATAAATTTTTTTTAAATATTGTGGATCTAAATCAAAATCTATGTTATTAGTTTTAGCCTTACTTTTTATTTTAGAACAAGCAAGGGAAAAAAATCTAGTTGTACCAGCAGGAGGACTATTTCTATAGCCACCTATTCTTTCGTTTGCTTTCCTAGTCCATTCTCTCTGATAGTCTCTCTTCTTTTGACCTGTATATCCCACAGCAGTACCCTTTCTTTTAATATAGAGAAACATTAACTTGTATTCTTCTATAAATTCATCTCTAATTAACTTTGCTTTTTCAACTTCATGTTTCTTCATTTCTGTAGATTTTATAATTGATTTAGTATTAAAATATTTTAGAGCATAAGAAGGTATTTGAAGACGTATAGTCCATGTACTATGATTAAGAAATAGATGGTGTAAATCTTTTAAAGCCATATCAGTGAGTCTCACTCCATGTTGTACCAATTTTAAATTCACAATCCAAAGGACACTTAACCTTCAGTGTCTTCTCAGTATCTTTCATTGCATCCTTAGTGATCTGTCCAAATTCTTCGGCATCTTTCTTAGCTACCTCAAACTGATACTCATCGTGTATAGAAGCAACTAACTTAGCATCAACACCTGACCCTCGTATACGTTCAGTGATATGCACAAGCCATTGCTTACATATGATAGCACCTGCACCCTGTAGTAAGGTATTTAATGCAGCATGTGGTGATCTAATATGTAATAGCCTACCATCAAGAGCAGATATAGTCCCACCCTTAGACCACTTAGCAACATCATCTCTTAGCTTCTTAAGCTTTGGCATGTTAGATAAGAACTTAGTTATCAACTCTTGTCCTGTCTCAGCATTACCATCAACCACCTTACCTATCTTAGCAGGTCCAGCACCATAGAGAAAAGCATAGATGAATGTCTTAGCTTGATCACGATCAGTAAGCCCAGCAGCTTTCATGTTAGCAGTATGTACATCACCATTAACAACTTCATTAGTGAAGTCTGGATCTTTTATATAGTGAGCAAGACAACGTAGCTCTAACCCAGATGCATCAGTACCAATCAAGGTATGTGTGTCTGGGTTAGAGACAGTCCATAGTGACCTACATTCCTTACCATAGGGTGAGTAGACTGCTGGTACTTGAGCCATGTTGGGAGAGTTGTGAGCCATCCTTCCTGTCACGGTACGAAGGGTCATTACCCTACCTCTAACTCTGTTATCATCTTCACATGCTTTAATCCAAGCCTTAAGTAAGCCAGTACGTTTCTGTAGTAGAAAGTATCGGCTAAACATTTGTGCTTCTTCCATATCAATCTTAGATAGTATCTCCTCACTGACTATTACATTGCCTTTATCTGTATGGTGAGTAGGTTTCCAACCACGTTGCATAAGACGTTCAGCTATTTGCTTGCGAGAACCTATGTTAAACTGATGTACAGTGGGAATCTTTCTAACTTCAGAGTACGTAGTAATAGGTTCAAACATCTCTTGAGCCTGATCTTTAAGTGACTGTTCTTCTTCTTCCAGCGTAGCAAGGAATGACATGGCATCACGTAACTTAAATGAGAAGCCATTCTTTTCTTGCTGATCTACGATAGTTCTAACTTTTCTTTCTAACTCATAAGACCTAGAAGAAAACTTAGCACCTTCTTTCTCAAGTTCTTGAGCTACCTTTCTGGTAATCACAACGTCCTGTTTACAATACTCTAACATCTCAGGCGTGTAATATTTAAAATCTTTTAAGTCTCCTTTAGGTAGGTTAAGTTTGTTACCCCACACCTCAAGAGAGTGTCCCTTATCTCTGATAGGATTATACAACTGAGATTCAATCAGAGTATCTCTTACTTGAGATGGTTGAATATTACACCCTAGTAAACGATTAAGGATAGGGGCATCAAAGCTTACACCATTATGCATTATGAATGTGTCAATCATCTTAGACCAAGATGCAAACTCAGAACACTGCTCCTGTACCCATACCTTTTCTATACCTGTTTCATACTCACAGGCTACGATACAGTGTATCTGAGTGGCATCAAAGCCATTAGTCTCGATATCAACTATTGCTGTTGTCATCTTCTTCAGCCTCAAAAGGGTTACTAATTTCAATCATTCTACCAGTTTCTTTATCATAATGCAAGTGAGTACATATACCAGTGTCCCCAGTGTACCTGTTCTTTAAGATACGTAAGGTAGTAGTGTTAGCTTCAACCTCATCCTCTGCCTGTTGATTACGTTCCAGTGCAATCACACTATCAGATAGGTGAGCAATAGATGCTGACCCTCTTAGGTGTGACAGAGAAACCTCACGCCCATCTTCATGGCCCTTGTCACCTGATGGTCTACGTAGATGGCTGACAAGTAATAAGCCTATGCCTGTAGCCTCTACAAGAGACCGTAGCTTAGTCATTAAGATGTCGATAGACTTACGTTCATCACCGTTATCTTCTTGACCTGACACTAGGATAGATAGGTGATCAAGTATGACCCACTTACATCCCAATCCTTTAGCCATATACTTAACCTTACCTAGTATCTCATCGTTAGTTATAGAACCAAAGTGATCGAAGGCAAAGAACCTACCAGTACCTACAGTCTTATCTTGCCAATCATGTAGCTGTTCTCTAGTATACTTTTCTCTAATCTCTTTTATGTATAACCTAGCATCAGCCTCTACCGACATTAGATTAAACGCAGTATTCCTAATGCTCTCCTCCATTGCAAGGACACCTATGTTATCTTTAGTTGTCTTCATAATGTGATGCATTAGTTCACGTATGATACTAGACTTACCCATGCCAGCACCACTGGTGAAGGTCACTAACTCACCAGTACGCATACCATATGTCTTATCATTAAGACCTTGCCAAGGGTAGGCCACTGTCTCACAATACTTCTCATCGTACAGTGTGTCACCAAGTTCAGCTAGGTTTACAATACCTGCTGGTGTAAATGATGTAGCATTCCACCAATCATCACTGAACTTTTTACGTTGGTTAGTCTTTAAGTATTCATTTGCATCCTTCAATTCTAAGTGAACTATCTTACATTTATTAGGATCAAACAACTCAGCTACCTTAAGTGCAGCTTCTTTGCCGGGCTTATCATTATCAAAGCATAGCACCACACTCTCAAACTTATTTAAATATTCAAAGGATTGCCTACAGTTCTCTAATGCAGATGCCGCACCATTCTTAATAGATACAACAGGCCACTTAGAACCTAACAATTCGTAAGCAGACATAGCATCTATCTCACCCTCACATACTGTAACAAACTTACCAGCTTGGCCGAAAACATTCTGACCAAACAGTCCAGAGCTAGAGAGATTACCTTCAGACCAAAACTTTTTACCTTGTACCTCACGTATCTTATTGGCTATATGATTACCACCCTTATCAAAGTACTGATAGATATGGTGAGTGATTATATTATTAGTAACTTTAACCTGAGTATTATATTTTCGGGCAGTCTCTTTAGTAATCTTACGATCAGCTATACCAGCTACTTGACCTACACTTTTAAGTTCAGACGTAGCAGGATTATTTATTGGAACTACTTTAGTGTGTTGCATTGATTTATCTCCACCTATATAAGTTTCACAACTGTAACACCATGAGTGACCATCATCGGGATATGTAGCATTAGCATTACTACTTCCACATTTAGGGTTAGGGCATGGCCCCATAGTAGGGGTAACATCGGACATGACTATACCTTTCTTATGATATACTTTACATCAGGGGAACAACACATAGCAATACATAATCTATTCCTACTGTCTCGTTCTTCTTCTGCCTCTTCTTTAGTAGGAAAAGTTGCAACACCAACACTTCCCATTTCTTTCTCAAGGACTAACTGCCATTTAATTTTCTTCATAAGAGTTATCCCATAGTTCAGCTACAAAATCTTCCTTATCTATCATGACTTCATCTACTTCTTTCTTAGCTAGAGACTTAGCCTCATGATTATCATAGCCTTCTTCTTCATACTCTTTAATCTTAGAGTAGTAAAGATACTTTCTTTCTTCTTCCCATAAATTTTTAGTCATTTGTTATCCA